TCCAGCCAACGGGCTGGGCGCGGTGGGTTTGGTGGTATCATTCATGGGTTTGGGTGCCCAGCCCGTGGCTGAGCTTTTCGTTAGAAGCCATCAAACTCCGGTAGGTTCTCGAAAATTTCCCGGTGCATTTGAATCTTCGTGATGGTGTTGGTTTTCCCACCTTCGTTTTGCGCGGTGTCTTTGGCGTCCGGTTCAGGCTCGACGTAGCAGTTTGTTGCCCCATCTGTGACCTTCCAGACCTCCATGAGGCTGTCATTGTAGTGCGGGCAATTGGGGTGATGATTCGGCATGAGAAGTTTCCCGCCGATGGCCAGCGAGTCGCGTCCATCTCTTGCCCAGTTCTGGCATATTTCACACATATTGAACCTTTCTCATTAAAATCCCCTCCCCGCCCGTCCACCCATCTGGACGGCCTCCACGTGGACGAGTTTGGCCAGTGCCATGTAGCGCAACAGGTCCGCAAAATCCTTGCACGCCCCCTTCGCCCCGCCGCGCCCCGTAAAATTCTCCAGCGTCCAGATCACCTGCAGGCAGTCCTCGCACACAAACAGTCGGGGCGCGTTCAGCACCGGCATCAGCGGCTGTTCCTGGTTCCAATCCAGCAGATCGTTCACCGCCGATAACCCTTCATCCTCATTCACCCCGCTCGCCGGAATCAACTCCATCGGCGGCCCAATCAGCGTCCCCTTGCTGTCGTATTGCGGCTCATCAAACTCATCAATGCTGCACGTCCCGCCCTTCTCCGCCATGTGCTCGCTCGCTCCCGCCCGCGGGTCCACATACCGCTCCGCAATCTCCTCGTGCGCCTCCACAATCTCAGTTCCACCCTTATGGGTTAGCGCCAAGATCCGCACGTGGTAGGGATCCTGACTGTGGCCAGTGGACTGTGGCCAATGGACTGTTTTCAGACTGTGGATTGTTTCGGCATTCAGGAACGTATGTTTATACTTCACAATTCCCATCCCCATCCCCGCCTGCGCCGGCCCCACGTCCCCGTCCCAGCCGCTCCGATTCGTGTCATTCACCTCGCGTTCCGTCGGCACCGCCCATTCGCCGAACGTCTGCGCATCCGGCCAGTCCCGGTAAATGTAGAAACTCGGCTGCGTCCCCGGCGTCACCCGCACCCAAAAGCTCGCCCAGTTCCGCGCCCCGGCCGGGTCCGTAAAGAAGTAATTCGTCCCCCGCGCCGGCAGTTGATGCCGCTTCACGATGTTCCACGGCCCAAACTTCGGGAACGCCCGCGCCACCGTGTCCCGCGCCATCCCGTACGCCACGCGCTCGATGTAATCGCTCGCCTTGCCTTCGCACAGCGCCTTGACCTCCTCGTAATACGTCCGGTCCGGACTCGGCCCGAACTTGTTGAACCGCGTAAAGAAATAAATCGCCATCGCCTTCACGCCCGGAAACACACACTCGCGAATGTAGGGCATCTCCCCTTTGGGCACGTCCGGGAAATTCTGCCGCGGCAGCAACTCCGCCGGCCGGCTCTCAATCGTCACCGCCGCGTTCCCCACCATCTCCTTGATCGCCGGCGTGATCCCTTTGATCGGCGTGAACGTCCACAACAGTTTGGCCCGGCGAAACTTGAGCCGGCGGCTATACAGCTTCAGCCAGCTCAACGGCAGCGATTCATCGGCCACCGCCCCGATGTTCGGCGGCACAAACTTTCCTGCCGCCTTCAGTTCCGCCGCCACGGTCGTATAGACGTGCGCCGGCGCGCCAAACTCCCACCCCTCGTAATCCCCCACCTCCTGGTTGTACGTCAGAAAATAAATTTCCGACCGGTTGGGCAGCACCACCTTGCGATCCGTGAACCCATTCGCCAGCGAATAGTTGACCTTGTAAACGGCATCCCGTTTGCCATTGAGCGGGCCAAAATGCGGTTGCAGAAATTGCCACGCCAGTTTCTGCACCGTCGCCACGCTCGACGGCTCGCTCTCCGCCATGATCGGCAGGATGGATCCCGGATACGTCACCGCACTTTGCAAGCCCCGTCGCACCGCATACACCGTCTTGCTCGCCCGGTTGCCGCCAAAGATGCCCACAATGTCCGCCGCCGCCGGCCGGTAATCGGGTAGGGCGGTGCTGCCGCGCCGCCGGGCTACATACGTCCCCGCCAGCAACGCATCACAATCCCGCCACGGTTCAAACTCCCAGCCCCACCACAGCGGATCCTCCTCCGCCAGCCGGATCCGCTGTTGCCGTTTCTTGAGGAACGCCACCAGTTCCGCTTTCCAGTCCTCCGGTTTCGTCGCCATCAACGCCCGCACCCATTCCAGCGTCGGCAGCTTCAGCATCGGATGCGGCGCCACCGTCAGCGCCGCCAACAACCCCGCCAGCTCTGCCGCGCCAAAGCGTTGGAGTTCAAGCTTCAGCTTGTCCGTCCCCCCTCCCTCTCCTGGGGGAGAGGGCCGGGGAGAGGGCGGTTGTAAAACAGTTTCCATCACATCTTGTGTGCAAACTCCACCATGTCCGCGTGCCGTTCCAACTTCATGTTCGGCACAAACACCAGCGCGTGGGCAATCCGGTTGCCCAGCCACGCGTTTTGCACCGTCGTGGACCGCACCAGACACCCATGTGGCAGCTCCAGCACCTCCGTCGCCACCGTTATCCCGGCGTCGTGATCCACCAGTTGATGCACCGTCACCCAGTTCCGGCCGGGCGTTAACTTCGAGGTCCGTTCAATGTTGCTCATAGCTTTACTTTCCTTTCTTGTTCGGGGTTGGAGTTCACGCTTTAGCGTGTGCCTTTCTTTTCTTCGTCGCCGGTACTTCAATCAACACCTTCTGTTTCGGCGCCGCCTTCCCCAGCGGCAACGCCGGCGCGGCCTGCTTCTCTTCCGCCACCAGGTCCACGCCCAGCGTTTTCCACAAGGCAAGGGTTTTCTGATCCCAGTCGCCGGTGTCATAATCCACCACCCCGCGCAGGCAGGCAGTCAGGCCACTCAACAACACGCGCGCCCGGTTGCCCTTGGCCTGTTTGAGCAGTCGGTTTTTAAACTTCATGTAGGAGTTGGCCTCAACTCCGGCGGCCAGGAGCGCCCAGGCGGCGGCATCCTTAATTTTGTTGGCACCGGCGGCCAGCGAGGCCGTCAGGCTTTCCACCAGGGCACCGCGGGATTCCGTCCGGCGTTTTTGTTCCGCTTCCTTCGCCTCGCGTTTGACCTTTTGTTCCGGCGTTTCCGTTGGGCTGCCACCCCGGCTGCGGACGTAGAAGGTCACCCCGTTCTTCTTGACCGCCGCCGTCACTTCCTCCTTCTTGTAAAACTTCGCCAGGCCGGCCGCGCTTGCCACCAGCACCGGCTCCGGCTTGTGCCGGCCCATCAGTTGCTCAAACGTCCCGCTCTTGTTCCGGGCGTATTGGTATTTGTCCCCGGCCACGTAATCCGCCTTGATTTTTTTGAACTCGCCCGTCGTCAACACCGTCTGGCCCTTGTCCTTCAAGTGCTCGGCCTGGGCCAGCCAGTGCGCCTTGCACTTCACCGCAAAACATTGCGGTTGCGTGCAGACGTTTGGACGACTCTTCAGTTCAGGAAACTCCGCCAGCAGATTGCCCGTGCGTTGCGGACAAATTTTGCAAGGCGCGGGATGAAAGAACGGAATTGTTATTTTTTCTCCCTGGGGCGAGTGGATCGTGGCATTAGTGTCAAACGGCGCCTCGGACAACGGTTTCACGTAGTCCTCGCTGACCATGTCCTGCACGTCGCGCACCGAATACGGGAAATAATAGGCCGTTTCGTCCGTGATGATTTCCAGCAGCTTCTCCTGCTCTTTGCTCCCGGCGATCTGCGCCACGATGCCCGCCACACTCGTCGAGATCTTCCCCGCCAGCAGCGCCGCGCGCACCGGCGCGTGCAGCCGCGTCAGTTTCAACCGCTCGTAAATCGCAGCCCGGCTCATCCCCAGTTCCTTCGCCAGATCCTCCGGGCTGAACGCCGGGTTGTCGTCTTTCCGCTTTTCAATTTGCAAGTTCAGCGACGCCGCCTCCTCCAGCGCCGTCAGATTCTCCCGTTGATGGTTCTCAATGAACTGGAACGTAAACCGCTGTTGCGCCGTCAGCCCGCGATACACCAACGCCGGCACCTCGCCCAGCTTCAGTGCCCCTGCCGCCCGCCAGCGCCGTTCCCCGCACACGATCCGGTAAAACTCTTTCGTCTTGCCCTCGGCAAACTGGCGCGCTTCCTTCTCCGTCATCCCTTCGCGCGCCACGCCGCTCCTATCCGTCACGAACCAATGCCCATTGCTGGTCAGATCCGGCGCATGAACCACCAATTCGTTCGGCACCAGTTCCAAAATCAGCGGCTGCACGATCCCTTGTTCCCGGATGCTGTCCGCCAGTTCCTTCAGCGACGCCTCGCTGAACGTCTTCCGCGGCTGGTTCGCATCCGGCCTCACCTTCGCGTAAGCCACCGTCATGGATTCGCCCGCTGGGCGTCCTGTGTTTTCTCCCTCTCCGCGCGCAGCGGGGAGAGGGCCGGGGTGAGGTGTTCGTAATTTTGCTTTCTTGCTCATGTGGTTCCTATGGTTGTTTGGTTTTTGGTTTAGGTTACAACCGCGTGGGGTCCCGCAATGCGGGACCCTTTACGCGGCCATCCAGTAAATCCTGCGTCTCGGCGCCGACAATCGTCGCCGCCAGCTTTTCACTGTATTCCCCGCGCGTCTGCAAATCCTCGCACGCATGCACCATCTCCGTCAGCGCGTGGCTTTCCATCATTCCCAGTTCCAGCCGCGTCACGTTGTATAATTCCAGCAGCCGGTCCTTGGTCTTGTTAATGGCTTCCGCCGTCGTCATAACCCCATCTCCTCATTCGTCGGCAGTTCCTCCGCATCGGCCACCGGCAATTCCGGTTCTCTCCCCTCCACAAACGGGCGGTACGCATCTACAAACCGTGTCCATGGCTTGATGAAGACCAACGTTGCATCCTCGCCGCTCCGCCCCTCGCGCTGCTTTTCCACCGTGCACGTGATGATCGCCAGGTTCTTTTTCCAGGTTCGGCCATCCTTCCAGTCCGACTGGCACGGCACCCGCGGCAGGATGTCCGCCACTTTTTTTTCCCATTGCTCGCTGCTCACGTCCGGCTTCCACAGGAACATCACCACGTCCGCATCCTGCTCGAGCTGGCCCGTGTCCTTCAAATCGCTCAACCGCGGCCGCCGATGCGTCTCCTTCTCAATCTCCCGGTTCATCTGCGCGCACAGCACAATCGCCACGTTCAATTCCTTCGCCATGCCCTTCAGCCGCATGGACACCTCCGCCATTTCGTCCGCCTTGCTCCATTGCTTGTGCCGGTTCCGCACGTAAAGCAGTTGAAAATAATCCACGAAGATCACTCCCAGGTTGTGCTTCCGCACCAGCCGCCGGCAGCGGATCTCCAGGTCCTCGATGCTCAAGCGCGGGCTTTCGTCAATGTGCAGGTTCATCTCCGCCAGTTGGCACGCCGCCACCGTCAGCTTTTGCACGTCGCTTTCGCTCATGAACCCGTTCAGAAACTTCGTCATGTCGCTGCCTGCCCGTTGGAACAATGCCCGCGCGCCCAGCGAGACGGCCGTCATCTCCAGACTGAACACCGCCACCGGCACCTTTTCCACTAGCGCAATGAACTCCGCGATCTGCATCATCAGCGCGCTCTTGCCCGTCCGCGGCCGGGCCGCAATCACGATCAATTGGCCGCGCGCCAGGCCCGGCAGGATGCTGTCCAGATAATTGAACCCCGTCATCGGCCCCGTCTTGAACTTCTTGCCCCGGACGAACTTGTCCAGATACGTTTCGTGCACCCCCACCATCACCTCGCGCATGGTCTTCTCCGTCACCCGCAAATTCGTCTCGCACAGTTGGAATAGCGCCGTCGAAATCCTCCCCACCAGCTCCTCCACCGGCGTCTTCTCTTCATAGACTTCCCCTGTGATCTCCGCGCACAGCGCAATCCAGCGGCGCAACAGATATTTGTCCCGTACCGTCGCCACGTAGGCGCTCACATTCGCCGCGCTCGGCACCGCGTCCTGCAATTCCGCGAGGTAAACCAGGCCGCCCACCTGTTCCAGCACCCCTTCATCCTTCAAACCCTGCATCACCGTGATCGGATCAATCGGCGTGCCTTTTTTTTGCAGCGTCCCCAGCGCGTTCCACACCGTCCGGTTCCGTAAATCGTAAAACGCCAGCGGGTCCGGCAGCGCTAGTTGCGCCTCGTCCAGACATTCCGACGGCGCCAGCAGCACGCACCCCAGCACTCCCCGCTCCGCCTCCAGCGCGTGCGGCGGCAGCCGGTCCATGGTAGGGCGGAGCTGCCGCGCCGCCTCTGACCGACGGGTTTTCTTCAAGTCGCCAAACGCCCCCGCTTGCTCTGAAATGGATTCGTTCATAACGGCTCAACCGGCGTGAAATCTCCCCCGCGCTGTTTTTTTTGGATTGCCTTCACCAGCGCGCGCATTTTTTTCATTTCCTCCTCCTGGTCCTGGCTCAACTCCTCAGTCAACCCTTCCAATTCCCGCTTCCGCGCCTGGGCGGACGCAAACTGCTGGAGTTGCGCCTTCCGCGCTTCCCCCTTTGAAGCGAAGCCGCCGTCTATTCTCTCTCTCTCTCTCTTCTGATCGTTGGTTCTTAATCGTACGTTCGTACGTTCTCCGGTTGTCGAATTTCGCCGCGCGGTGTCCGGGTCGTCCGCTGCCACGCCCGGATTGCGCGGAGATTCTCCGCGCGGTGTCCGCGCGGTGTCCGGGTCGTCCGCTGCCACGCCCGGATTGCGCGGAGATTCCTTGACTGGGAAATCGGCCAGTTCCAGCCAGTCCATCGGAGCCGTGGAAAAGAATTTTAGCGCCTCGGTAAAGTAGGTGGTGGGCAGTCGTACAAGGTTCCCCATGCGATCCGCATCCAGGGCGGAACCATTTCGCACCAGCCAGCCTCGGTCGCCCTGGCGGCCCGCCGCCGCGATCTGCTCGAGAATCTTGAACATCCCGTAAAGAAACGGTCCTTGCTTGTCTGGCTGCCCCAGCGTGTGTCCTAGGCCCTCGCCCAGCAGCTTCACCTTGTTGCGAAACCAGAGCAGGTCCTGATAGCGTCGGGTGTCCGAGTTTTCCCGATCCCGGTCCCAATCCTTGATGTGATATGCCTTCATGCGGGTTGGTATTCTTCCTTCATGTCATTCAAAGCCGCCCGCCGTTCGCGGAGTTGCTCCAGCGATAGCGTCTCCAGATAGCGCTGATGCGCCACGGCGTCCGGCAATGGTCCGGACAGCGCCAGAATCTCCTGGATGAGCGTTTCCATCACCAGCGCCCCCTCCAGCGCGGCAGCGGCCCTACCAGGTCGTAAACCGTCGCGGACACGCGCGCCACCCGCAGCTTCATGTGCGGCAGGAAATTGACGTTGTTCCGCACGTTCACGCTCACCAGGTTGTTGGGATTCGTCGGGTCCGTCCCCGCCCGGTAGGCAATCAGCAGCCGCAGGTTTTTTAGCGGCCGATGCCACGCCAGCAAGGCCTCCGTCGGCGCGGGATCCGGCCCGGGCTTTGTGCCCGCGCCAGGTGGCGTGGCCGTCCCGCTCGGCGGGAGCGCGGCGGTTTTTTTCGGCGGCAAAATTTTGCGCAACGTGTCCTTAATAAATCCGCTCATAATGGTCTTTTGTTGTTTCGTTCGGTTGAACCCAATGCATCGAGTCAATCCACCGCATCCCCGTCCGACTCCCCCCCGCCCCCCTTTGCCGTCTGGTCACGTGGCGCCGGCGTCTCGGTCGCGCGACCCGGCGTGGCCGCGGGCGGCCCAACATCTGGACTTGGCTGGGTGCGAACAGCCTCCAAAGTAGCATCCGGCACATTCCCAGCCTCGATTTTCGGCGCTTTGGCACCGTTCCCAGTTGATTCAGAATCAATCGCCACCCCATTTTCGACCGGCTTGCAGCTCGGCAACGTGTCCAGAAACGCGTTGATCGCTTCGACCTTCATCTCCTCATCTTGCACCTGTCCACGCCCCGAAATGCTCGTCGGCTCGCCCATCGCAAGCGCTCTTTTGTCGAACATTATCGCCACTCCAACCGGTATTTGTGCCGCTGGGACGCGCCCAGCTTCCAGCGCATCCCGATAATTGGCGACGCCCTGCTCGATCACATCCTCCATCGCCTCGACGACTCTTTGTTTGTAGGGAGCCAGTTTGCCCTGGACGGCCAACAGCCGCCGAGCAGCCCGCACGGTGTGCACACTGATATTCATCTCTCGGCTGATCCGCTTCACGCCCCAACGGAGCATGATCAACTCCACCAGGCGGACGCCCTTCTCCTCGTCATCCACCAGGCGCACGCCCTGGTGCTCGTAGCGCCGGCTGCGGACAATCTCCAGCGCCGGCGCGCAGACTGGCATCTGCTCATCGTCAAACAACGCCGGCTGGGCCGCGTCCTGCCGGTCTGCCAACACTTCACGCTGCGAAATTCGAGCCATAAATTCAAAAAAACCGCCCGTCCAAACGTAAAGACTGGAAGGGAAACAACTACGCTACGACCGCTTTCCGCCGCAATTCACCCGTTGACCGCGCCGCAATACCTGGTTCCAAAAAAACGCGCCGCGCCGCCAGCCACGCGTTGATGCCGCTCGCCGGAATGCGGTAATCCGGGCGCGCATCGCTGCCCAGGTTCACCACGTCCGCGCCCAGATCACCGGCCTTGATTCGCTCCAGCACCGTCTTGGCGCATAGCGAGAGCAACAGAGCCACTTCAGCGGCGGAATAAAACTTTTCGACGACACGCATAAATTTAATGAGCCAGGCCAATCTCCTGAAAAATCAGCGCGAACAACTCCCGGCCGCGCTCCAGTGTCACCAGTGGCAACGGCTTGACCAACTGTCCGCCACGCACCACTCGCCGCCGCTTGGCTTGGCTTGGAAAGCGCCAGCACGCCTCATGATGATGACACCGTGGACACTTCATTTTCACCAGCGCGCCCGCCGGCGCATTCTCCGCCGACTCCACTTCACGTTGTGATAACGTCACAACGTGATTGCAATGGCCGCACCAAAAAAAACCAGCGCGCGACGCCACACCAGCCGCCTGGCCATCGTCGACCAAGGCGACTGGCAACTCTAAAGTAGTATCCCATTTCATCGTTCAAAAACTAAGCTGTCGGCTGCTGGCTGCCGGCCGCTTGCGCGACCGGCAACTCCTTTATGTCCGTTAGACAGCCGGTTACCCGGCTAGTCTCTCGTTTTGATTTAGAAACAAAGAACACGCTGGGCTACCCTTTAGCAGCCAGCAACCGACTTACCTCAAAATCGCTTCCAACTGCCGGCGCGCCACCTTCAACCGCCCCAGCAACTCCTTCAACAGCGGCAACGGTATTCGCGCCCGCGCGTAAGCCGACTGGCTCAAATACTCCTGTGCCTCACTCACGATCCACTCCGCGGACCGCTGGGCGACCGCGAACGGATCGGTCAAATTGGTTGCAGGGGTTGGATTTGAACCAACGACCTCCTGGTTATGAGCCAAGCGAGCTGACCTGTCTTGCGACGCTGCTCCACCCTGCACTCCGACGGGAAAAACTTTCGGCTTCCGTTTAGCCAGGCACGCGGGACAAATCCCATGGCTGACCTGACCCTGCTGCTCCGCGCGGCACGTGCTCAACCCCATGAACGCACCGCACCACGAGCAAATCCGCTTCATCGAAAAACCCGGCGTAAAATCACCAACGGCCACCACGGAATTTCCAGAACCAACCTGTTGTGGGGATGGAGCCGGAGAATGTTTGTGAGGAACGATAGCCGCGGGAGTTGCGGGCTTGAGGGGGCAACCGTTGGAGAAAATAAAAAGTGTCATCGCGCGTCCTCCACTTGCCCTTGCGGATGCTGTAGGGTAGCCTGTCTCGCATGAAATGGTTCTTCAACCTCCTCGGCAGCATCCAAACCAATATCGTTTTGCGGATCCAGCTTCGTGAGGCGAGAAAGAAAATAAAACAGCAGGAGGCGGAGATAAACCGTCTGAAGAAGATAAATGCCGACCTGACCGAGCAACTTGCACCAAACCCAGGCCGTCCGGGTGGCGGGTTCTGAATACAACTTGAAGAAAGCCTGCAACCACACTTCCCG